ACCTACATTAATGACAAATTGAGTATTATTGAGTGGTGTATGATCTAGAACTTTGAAGTTAAATCCTGAAGGACTGCTTCCATCTGGGAAAATTGTTGTCGTAACACCAGAATGTTCAGATGCACAGGTAAATGCTAGACCACTAAAAGTAACATGATCATGAGCAGTCAATCCATGACCAACTAGTGTGGTAACTGTCGCAATGCCAGTGCTTTCTGTATAGTTAAATGCAGTAACTGTTACTGCATCACTACCTGTTGCAAAACCATATGGTTTGTTATTAATAACAAAAGTAGCAATACCTGCAGCACGATCCAAAGCAGCAATTGTTGCTTCAGATACACCAACACCTAGAATGTGAGAAAGTGCTCCATCCACAAAGTAAGATTGTGCAGCACCAACAGATTTGCTATTTGCTTGAGTACCATCAGTATATCCTGCTCTTAAGTCATGAGCAACTGCTTCCAGGACATCATGAACATCATCACGACAATCAGTAGTCGTGCTGATAGACATTGAGAATGAACCACCATCATAATCTGCACTAGTGATAAATCCTACTGCCTCATGTGCAATGAACTCAGCATTAAGATCAATTAGTCTTGCAGCATCTTGTGCTCTGTGAGATCCAGCAACACCACTAAAACCACTAGTCAAGAATCCAACTGCTTCTCCAGCAATGTAGTCGGCATTCTGACGGATCATTCTAGCACCGTCAAAAAATCTATCATTTGCTACACCCTTTAGTGGAACAAATGCGATAACTGCTGCACCATTTGACATTGGTTCACCAAGGAATCCTGGTGCAGAACCACCTGAAGGAACACCTTTAGAACCACCACCAATATCAGCACCCTTACCAATGAATGCTAAGTCAGTTAGGTGACATGCATTATTGATCTGGAATAAATCTTGATCTGGATTATCGGGTGCAATATAGCAGTTTCTTAATTCAAAACCCTCAACAGATACATTATCTTTAAGAATTACTGGATTATCTTCAGTATAAAGACCAGCAGCAACTTTAATAGTATCACCTGGTTGTGCATACTCAGCAGCTTTTTTAATACTTGCTAAAGCATCTGCTTGAGTTAAACCACTATTAATATCATCTCCTTCTGTGGTGACGAAGAAAGTACGACCAATACTTTTACCTGCACCAACTTGAACTACTCGGGTATTAATACCAACACCTTGAGTGTCTTGTCGTACAAAAACTGTACCATCATAATGATTAACTGCTAACTCACCAAAAGTAAGTTGATCTAGTGTGGGTTGAGCACCCGATACTAAAGATCTTTTTAGTCTAATCTTTGGACTAGTATTCATTGCGACTCCCTGTGACGTTAGTCAAAAAACCTTCTTGTCTTATTTATTCAACGTTTCATTTTGTATATTATCAAATTGTTTGGTATTTAGTAATTTGCTCAATTCTGCGGTAGATCCGACAAAAAGTGCATTATTTACAGTAGTAGGATTCTGTTTTTTGGATCCTTGCTCAAGATCATCCATTTTCTTCTGGAGATCTAGCAACTTATCAGTTGCATCTGAAACATTCTTAATCAAATGACCTACAACTTCATATGCTCTAGGTGTTTCAGTTTCTTGTGCTAACTCTAAAATACCGTTAATTGCTTCTTGCCCCTTTTCAATGATGGAGTAGAGATTTCCTCTAGTATATTCATAATCACTAGTTACATCATCTTTCTTTTCTGGTTTTTCTTTTTTAGGCTGCTCAACAATTTCAGATTTTGCCTCAACCTCTACGATTGGTGCTTCATCGTCAATATTAAAAGTCTCATTTAAATCATCAAATTTTGCCATCAGATAAATCCTCCATCAAATCCAAAGTCATCACCAAGACCAACTTCTTGGTTGTCAGATTCATTTACTGCCAACACATTTGTTCCAGAAACATGTGATGCCGCAACAGTATTGTTTTGTGCTCTTCTGACCAAGAGTTTGTTCTCCGTATCAGACTTTTGCTTGACATACATAACCTCTTTGTTGATCTGAATGTATGTACCTTCTTCGATAGGAGTAATGGACTGAAGAGTGATGGTCTCGTCAGTTTTATCAATATCTGCCGCAGTTGCTTCTAGGACACCCTCATCAAAATCTTTGAGTGCCTTAGGTTCTGTAGTATAAGTAACGTCTCTTTGTTTTTTGTCTCCACCAGGACCAGCAAAATATCCAATATCTGCCTTTTTGATAATCTTTGCACTGACATCCTTGGTGATAGGACCAAATAGGTATGTCTTAGCACTAAATCTTAAAGTGTAAATAAGTGCTCTTCTAGTATCAAAATTACCTTCATATTGATCATCCATTGTGATACCTTCGAGAACAATGGGAATATCACGTTTTTCGTTAATATCTGAAACTAAGTTAATTGTAAGATTATATGATGGTTGAAAGTATGGTAAAATCTGCTCTACAATTTGGAGCATATCATCATTTAGTTTTGTATAAATGTTCAACTCAAAGTCCATATTGTATGGGACTGGCATGTATGCCTTCTTGATAGTTCCATCACCATTTGCTGCTGGTGCAATGAACTTTTGAGTAGTTGTTACTTTTCTTGATGAGTCATACTGCATTCCAGTAAACTCAAAAGACATTCTTGGCAATGTAATTTGAGTTGTCTTATTTAAATCTTCAGACTGCTCTAGTCTTGCTAGAAATTTTTGCTGAGGTGCATAAGCGAGTGGAACTTTTGTCGTTCCAACAACATCTCCACTGGAGTTTGTTGTCTTAATGACAATATCATTGAAGAGTGTGCCAAAACTAATGACAGTTTTCTTCAGTATTTCGTTATAAAAATATTCAAACATAATTGAACTCTCTTAGGAATTACACCCTTCCAAATGGATTTCTTTCGGTGAAATCAATAAGGTCATCAGCCTCAGACTGAATATCAACGTTCTGATCATAAGAACTTGAAGGATTATCTTCTTCAACTGGTGTTGACTCTTCTGGAACGTCGTAGGTATTATCTGAAATTAGTGGATTATCAGTAATAGTATTTAGGATTACAATTTTGTGTTGTGCTCCAGAAATATCTCCAGTAATAGTTTCTCCATTAATGAAGTCACCTGTGAGATTGGATACTTTTAGTTCTTTTGTGCCAACATTCCAAGATTTAACAATACCAGTATTTCCTGAGGATCCAGTTACGGTTTCATTAAATTGGAAATTACCAGTTCCAACTTGATTTGGTAGACCGAAAGTAATATTTGGTGCAACTGTATAACCCGCACCAGGATTTGTAATTCTTACCGCAGTTACTGTATTATTAGAAAGAATTGCTCTACCAGTTGCTTTTGTTCCTGGTCCAGGTGTTCTAATTGTCGTTAGACCAACTTTAATATATGAATTTTGATCTCCACCATCAATTAGAAGAACATCTCCAACTTCATAATCTTGACCACCATTTGCAAATGAAAGACCACCAGTTGCACCAGTAATTGCTCCATTTGAATTAGTGACAGTTAGTGTTGCTCCACTTCCACTGCCCCCAGTTAAGTTATAAGTTCCTGGACTATATCCAGAACCGTTACTTCCAGTTACGGATCCTCCAGCATTAGAAATATAGAATTCTGTACTCCAACTACCATACAAAACACCACGATATGGTGGTGGATCATCAAATGTCACAGTTGGTTCTTCACTATAATTAGAACCTACATCAGTGACAGTAACAAATCCAACCGCACCCTCAGTAGCAATACCTACGGTTGCTGCAGCACCAGTTCCAGTTGTTCTTCCAGTAAATGTAACGAGTGGAGCAACTGTATAACCTGAACCAGGATTAGTTAGTTCTACACCTTGAATAGTTAGGAACTGTTCTCCACCAGATCCATATGTAGTCCTTCCAGTTACAATACCTGCAGCATCTACACCACCAGAAGGTGCTGTTGATAAACCTAAGGTTACTGGTGCAGTATATCCATAACCCTTATCAGAGAACGTAAAGAAGTTCAGAGCACCGTCTACGACCCTTGTGTATGCTGCTGCGGTCTCTCCTATACCCAATACCTTATATGTTTGAATATAACCCTGATCTTGGAAATTATCGTCGATCTGAGATACACCAGTATTAACAACCTCTGTAGAATATCTGTAAAGTTCACATCTCAGTTCATAGACATAATTCTTCTGTAATTGATAGAATGGTTGCTCGTGCTCAACAAACTTAATTTCAAATAATCTATCTCCGTATGGGA